CTCGGTTATCTGACCAATCCAAAATGATTTGTGGTTTTGTATTTGATTCCTGACCAACTTGTGCCGTGACTTCTAAGTGGTGAAAGATCCAACGGTCTGTTGTTGGATTAACTACTGGAGTTATACGTTCACGAACAATTGTTTCGCCATCATCTGTATTGCTACTTTGAGTTAGCTGATAGATCTTCCCGTTCTGTCTGTCGCCTACCAGTTGCATTCCGCTAAAAAAACTATGTACAAATGCTCGATGGTGTTCGTGTTGGGATGTTTTTGGATTGTAATAACTACGCTCATGCCACATCTTTGTTGATGCGTCATAACACCAAGTCTTTTTTGCACTCGGGAATGTCATTAAAAGGAAAGCGTGCCCATTCTCCTGATAAGCAAATCCATAAGCATCTTGTATATTTTGATAACTACTAATATCCGTCTCAATTGCATGGTTAGAGATACGTAATGTTGAGAACCCCTCAGTCATCACAATCTGCCCTTGACCATGCTCAGTACGTGTTACCCAAGCGAGACTATCGCCGAATCGACAAACCGAAGCAGGTGCAATACATCCGGTTGGTATAACACCACCGCCCATTCGTTGGAATGGCTGATCCTTTGAAGTAGTTGAACCCCAAATCTCAGTTGTTCTTTCGCCTATAAGCCAAAGCTGCCCATTATTTTCAATAGTTCTAACAAGGTTGTCAGACTTAGCCTCTGCAGTAGCGTAACTAAGTGCAGTAGTCTTAGTAGAGAGTAAATCAGACCATTGAATACGGCCAGATTGAGGAACTGTCCAAATAAACCGTGAATCAAGGACAGTGACGTCTGAGGCACCAAAGAAATCACCAAGCTCAAGCTTTGTTAAAGCACTAGTCTTTAGGTCAAAACTGTAAGTATTGTTACTTACAATCATTACTTGAACTGAGTTATCAGCAAAATAAACACGTCCAATGCCTGTAACTTCTCCTAACTCCTTCACAGAGTTATCAGACTTAACCGACAAAAGTTTTTGACCTGCTACCACCAATAGTTGATTACTCATGGCATACATGCCGCGAATATAGCTATCAAACTCAAACTTCTTAATTAGGCCTGATGTTGGAAGTAGAGCGGCAACTTGTGGCGCATTGCCACTTTCAACCACTTGCGGGAATAGATTTAGTGTGCGTTGGCAATCAACAGACCAGTCTTTTAGATGATAAGATTGCCCAACAATAGGCACATCAATAATAGTGCTTGCCATGGCATCTAACTCCCACAGGAATATCATTATTGGCATATGCTGGAACTGAATTGCTTGATTTAAGCATTTCTATTGCATTGCTTTGGTTTTGAATCACACTTAATGGCGGCTCTGTACCAAACATTGAGGCTATCTCAATTGCCAAAGTCAGCTTTAATGGGCGTTTGTATTGAGGTGGTAGAGGGATGTCATCTTTAGGCTTGAGGTTCTTAGGAAGCGTATAAACTTTCAACTTAAGTTGCTTGAAGTTTTCTTCTTCAACTTTAAACACCCATGCATCAGGTTCTTGCCAGTACTCAACAGGGGCATAAACTGGCGGAGTACGGTTTGTATTACGTGCGAGCTGAATTTTGCAGTCATCAAGCCAAGCATCATCAGACACCATAGAAATGTCAGAAATCATGATTGGTTTTGGTGTCTCAGTAGTACACCCACAAATACATTCGCAAGGATCTTCTGCAGGTTCGTCTGGTGTGCATACTGGGCAATTTAAAATCTCGTATTCACAACAGTCTTGAATGTCTGCTTTATTGCCTATGCGGTACTCACCTGCTCCATTAAGCGGAATAATCAGAGTACTTGCTTTGTATATATAAAGCTTATCCAAAGCCCATTGGTCCAAAAGGTCCTGCAAACATTCAATGCCATCAGCCATGTCCTCGCCACTAGCACGTTCACCAGAAGCCAAGATCCCCAACTTCTTCATAGCAGACTCTACAATCTTACTGACGATCATGACTGCTCCTTAAGATGGTTATTGATTTTCAAGCACAAGCTTTACAAGCGCTGGCTTTTCATCACGAGAACCATACTTAATGCCCTTCTCATCTAAGATGGCTCTTAAGTCGTTGGCCCCCATTGCAGAATATTTATATTGTGCATTTTCTTTAAGGAGTTGCTCACGCTCCTGATAGACTGCGTCATAAACTTCTTGTGGAACACCTGCCTCTGCTGGTGCTGCTTTCAACTCTTCCTTCAAGCTATTAATTTCGCCCTCAAGATTGCTTACAACAGTTGCATGTTGTTCTGTAGAAGTAGCAAGTTGCTCTTGCGCTCTTTTAAGCTCAATAGTTTTTTCACCCAACTTGTTTTCGGCTTCAGTTAGCTTTTCAGCTAATGCATCAAACTGCTCAACAGATACATACGCATCCAAATCAATTTCTTGAATGCCGTCTTCCGAATCATTAGCGCCTTCAATGTTTACTGGCTCTTCTAGTTCATGATGCTCAACCCAGCCATCTGCTTTTAATTCTTCTTCATGTTCTTCTGAAACTGCAGTCGTGAATTCAAATTTAATTAAATTGCCCTTGTAGAGCATTTTTGGGTAATCCATATCTCTCTCCAAATGAGAAAGGGGCCAAAGCCCCTATTTGTTACTGAACAATACCTACACGACCAGCATGGTTGCCACGAACTGTTTTAAACCCATACAACACATCAAGACGTGTATCTGTATCTAAGTTAGTAATGTTGCCACCTGTCTGGATCGTTAAAGCAAAGTTATCTGCTTTAAACATATAACCTTCAGCATTTGGAATAACACCAATTGGTACAAACGCAGCAGCAAATGCATGTGGATCAAAACACAAGGCTTGATCTACAACAGCTCCAGCTGCGCCAACAAAGGTTAAAGCTGCTGAAGCTGCTGGTCGATCTGTGACATTGGCATTGGCTGCAAGCACTGAACCAATCATGTTTGGTTTAATTTCAGGGTAAATTTTGATTGCCCCAGTAGCACCAGCCGCAGTGAAGTCTTCAAGAACAACAAACTGCATTGGCTTACCATAGGTTTGACGAGTAAGCGGGTGAATCATATTTACCCCAGCAATTGTAAATACTTGACCTGCTTTAATAGTATCCCCAGCAGTAAGACCACCAATTGCCAAGAGGCCGCCCGATTGGCCAGCACCATTAACTGTTACACCTGTAACTTTGCTACCGTTGGTTAATGTCCAAATGTGCTCTGATTCAAAGAAGTCGAAACCACGCGCACGGCCTACATAACCTTCTTTATATTGCTTAGCAATTTCAGCATTTGGGTTGAACAATGTGCCGCTGTTGTCAACAAGCGTATTTGTGAAATCACTTGACAGTAAGGCTTTGCGATCAGTGTCTGGCGATAAAGCTCGGTTCATCATCCCACGCACACGGCCAAATGCAGCCAAAGGGTGAGGCTCCGAATTTGTTTGCAGTGTAAAGTTATTAACTGTGTTAATGGCTCGCTTCAAAATATCCGCATCCACCACCGACGCTAAAGAGTTTACCGCAGGCTTTAAAAAACGTTCTTTATAGTCAGCAATATCAAGCTCACGCTCATATACACCAAACTTTAAGCCCACATGTTTATGGGTATCCACAGTGAGAACTACTTCTTCTTCCTGCGCGTTAATACTTTGGTGATCTGGATTTAAGACATTACCATCAGTAACAACTGGCACAGGTGGGATTTTAATTTTTACAGAGTTGCCAATTTTGTAGCCATCAAGTTCTTTAGCAAACTCTTTTTCACGACTACGGCTAATTGAGCGAATAAAAATCGATTTTTCCAAAAGCATTGCAGCAGCTTCTTTGGCGATTTTTGCATGCGTTAAAATATTATTTGACATAGGTTATAGACCCCGTGATTTAAGGAATTCGTTATCTGACATCTTTTCAGCATCACGCTTAACTGATGCATTTGCTTGGACAGGTTTTATTGGTGGTGGAGCTTTCGAAACAGGCGGAGGTGTTGGCTTGGAGATATGTTTATCAATCTCTTGTCCAATCTTTCGAGCAGCTTGAACAGCTGTCATTTGTGATAGGTCCATCCAGAGATCTGTGTCTTCAATTAGTTTGGCTGCAACAATTAACGTCTCTTTTGCACTCAAACCAAATTCATTCAGATCTAATGGAAGTGGTGGTAAAGTTTCGAGCTTCTGGTTTAATGCGGTTGCATCGTAGCCTTCATCCTCTAACTCAGCCATTGCAGATTCAAACTCAGCTTGGCGCTGGGTTTTAGCTTCTTCTGCTTTGGTTTTACCTTGCTTCTCACTTATGCGACGCTCAGCTTCACTAATGCGCCATTCATCTAGCTTTTCTTCATATGCGTCGTGCTCTTTTAAGTACTCTTCATATGTTTCATAGTCTTCGATTCGTGGTTTAGCTGGCTTCTCATTAGCCTTTGGTGCGTTTTGCTTTGCTTCTGATTCTGCTTTGAATCGTCGAAGTTCAGCATTTTCACGTGCTAATTGCTCAATTCGCTCTTGTGCACGATTACGCTTTGGCTTTTCAGGTTCCTTCTTCGCTTCATCATTTTCTGACTGTTCAGCGGCCTCAGGCTCCTGAGTTTCTGTTTCGGGAGAATTTGTCTCTTGACTTTCTACACTTGTATTTTCCGTTGCAGTGGTTTCAACGACGTCTTGAGTATCAGAATTCTGATCCATTTTGTTGCTCCAAGTTTGGCAATAAATTACCTTCGATCAGTTGTGCGCCTTCCCCAGTCTGATCAGGACTAGGAGCGAAGTCTTCTTGTTGAACCGTTTCATCAGGCATTAAAAAACCCTGCTGTTCGGCAGGGTTCTGAATGCTAGGCGCTTGCTCAGGTGGTGGTTCAGGCGCACCTTGCAGCGGATAATCTTGTTTTGGCAAATCTGTCTGGTAGTCAGGTAATGATTCACCTTGTGTAAGCCATTGCTGTGGAACATGATTTAGCCCAATATGCTCTTTAAGAAGAGCAACTGTGCCTTTGAGTTCTTCAACATCTGCACGGCTAGCAGCTTGAATCTCAGCAACTTTAATTGAAGTCTGAGCTTGAAGTTGAGCTTTAATAACTTCAATGTTTCTGTCTTCAACTTTGTCTTGAGCTTCTTTCTGTAAAGCCTCAAGTTCAGCCATAAGCTGCTGAACTGTTTGATCAAGCTGTGTGATTTGAGCTTTAGCTTGCTCAGGATTGATTTGTCCATCTTCAAGCACCTGTGGCGGCATTAACTTCTTCACGCGCTCTGCAATCTGTTTAGAGTTCAAGAGCGGTGAATCTTTAATGATTAAGTCGCCAGCAGCTTGCATGATATTTGGTGCAAACTGAGCTAATTGCATCATCAATTGGAATGACTGCTCACGTTGGGTATTAAATGAAGGACCTGTATCCATGCGAACGTCATAACGGCCAACTGACATATCATTTAAGACGCCATTAATCGCCTTAGCCTGTTCATCTTCATTTTGTGGCGCAGCATTGAGTTTAGCCATCTCTGACTCACCATCTGCCCCGATAATACGACGAACCATAGGTGTATCGTAATAAACCGGATATAAGCCCAACAAAATGCGCCCACAATGACGAATTGACTTATTGTCATTATCTTGGAAGTGGAACTGAGACGTTTCACCCTGACGTTGCAATAAACTAATAGCTTTACCTGATTGTTGATTAACATCTTGCCCCATTTGCGGAGCATGCATATTCAACGTATCAGCAATCAAAGTCTTTGCAGATTCAGAAGCGTTTAAAATGCCTACAGGTACTTGCGCAGAACCAACTTTTACAGGTCCGGGGCGCTGCTTGCCATTTTCATCAATGTAATCGTAGCGAAGATGCTTATATTTAGATGGATCATCCCATTCCGGATAACCTTGCGTTGCTTTTGCATCGACAACAGTCAATTCATCTTGGTTCTTCTGAAGAATATTTGCTTCAGTTGATTTCCAATAGTTGAATAGGCGTTGTGGATCCTTAGCAAAGTGTACCAGCGAGAAGATATGACGCTTGTCACCAATCCAGATGACTTCACCATAGACAGGTACGATCGGAATGTACTTTCCGGGGAACACGCCAGTTTCAAGAACTTTACAGCCTGAAAGTTTTGCCCACTTGATTTCAGTACGTGTTGTATCTCGCTCATTAACCGTGAATGCCTTTAGATCCTCTTCATTGAAGTTTTGTAGCAAGACCGATTTAAAATCAGTCGTACCATCTTCAAGCATAATTAACTTGTCTTTAACTTCGTCTTTATAGAAGTACTCAGCAATAAGGACTGTATTTTCAGTTTCGTTAAACCAGTTCTCAATACCAGCCATTTCAAAGTCAGATACAGCATCTTTGCCATACTGCTTTTCAATGGTGTCTTTGCACACCCATTCACACACAAGCGCTTTGCTCATGTCAGAGCCGTCCATTTCCCGCGATAGCGGGTCGATTAGGACTGCTTCGGGGTTATGTACAGCTTTGAACTTTGGCTCCTGATTGAAGCTCTTTTCGTGGATGTAATCGGCAGTGATACGGATAAATCCAACAGCACTATAAACAGCGTTTCCAACTGCTATGTCGTTTACATCTTCAAAGTTACTTGCTTCTTCAGTGTCTTTGATAAGTCCGGCAAGAACCTTTGCCATTTCTTCATCGGCACCACTGTCAACCGGCACAACTTGAATTTGAGGTCGATTCTGCTTGTGAGTGTTAACTTGCTGACGACAGTAAGTATGCACAAGATTAAACTCTAGTGTTGGCTTACCTTCTGCTTGACGCTTCTTGATAGCTTCACTGTCCCACTGAGCGCCTTTAACTGTCACAAACTCTTTATCTTCTCGACCTTGGCAGTAAATATCGTTCCAATAGTCTTGAGCATCATCACGAAACTTCTTTGCTTGAGCGAGAATATCACTATTGTCTTTATCGACTTTTTCGTCTTTATCCATTTTATCCCATCCAAGATGAAGCGGCTTTAGGTGGAGGTGGTGCAGTTTTAGTCGGCTCACACATCTTATTAATGTTTAGTGCGCCTTCCCCGAATGCATCTGAGCTATGTGACGCCCAGTCATGCACAGGAGTAGCCTTAAATTGCTCTAGTTTGTCGTTAAACTCGCGTCTGTAGTTTTGAAGTGCTCTGATACCGAATTTACATTTCTCAGTGTCAAACCATGCGTTTTTGAGCATCTGGCGTGTTGCTTCGATTCGGTCTTCAACACCAAGCCTTGCTCCCTTAGTCATCTTGTATCCAAGCTTGGCCATAGTCTCTTCACGACTCACACCGCTTGAAAGATCACGTGCGGCAATATCATGCGGAGCAAAGTGTTTCGCATACTGATAGCCATGCTCTTTTGCCTTCTCATCAAGAATGCGTGCATAGTGTGATAAAGGCTCATTATTCGCCTCATAGTGATCAATGACTCGAATCTCTTTACCGTAGACTTGGAAGAACCAAATAGCAGTTGGATCAAGAATCCCTAAGTCCCAAGATGTATAAACAGGCAAGTTTGGGTCATGCGGAACCTTACAAATCCGGTTCTCACGCTTGATTTGCTCAAACTCAGACTTATAGATTGCACCGTCTGCGATTTCTTTTGGCTTACCTAGATAGATGTGTTCATATTCATCGTAATCAGTTTCACGCATCTGCTCAGCGAGCTTGATTAAGTCTTCTGGACAGTGCTTGTTGTCTGTGTAATTGATCTGAACAACCACTGTGTCATCACGCTCAACTGAAACGTAATCCGCATAAACTGCATCACTTGGCAGCTTAGGGTTCATCGACATGATGATCATACAATTCGGAGTACGAACAACTGTAGGAATAAGGATTTTCAGAGAGTAAGCACTAACGGTCTGCGCTTCTTCAATCCAAGTAATTGTTGCGCCCTCAAAGGACTTAACAGAATCAACAGTATGGTTTTGCAGACCAGAGAATGAAAACTCAGTCCCGTTTTGCCCACGTATTTCTGTATCAAGAATCTGGTAAAAGCTTTCTAAGCCAAGCGAAACAATTCGATCTGATAAAAGCTTGTGTACAGACTGCTTAATTGATTTCTGAATTTCACGACAACATAAAATACGATGCTTTCTTTGAGCGCCTTCAATTAATAAGAAATCTGCAATTTCCCATGATTTACCACCACCACGGCCACCATGAAACACATAAAATAATTTGTTAGTAGAAAGGTGTTTGTAAAGTGGCTTGAATTTACTGGGTACCCGTTTCTCCATCATCTTCGAATACCACCTTTAAATTCATATCAACTGAGCCGCTGTGCTTTAACTCAACCTTTTCATTAAACATATTCATATGCTTGCCAAGTAGCTCATTAGCTTTGTTAGCAGCGGAAAACTCACGCTCTGCCATAGCTTGTTCAGCAATGTCTCTAAGGTTTTTAATTACCATGTACTGATCAACGCGAAGGTCAGCCATTCGTTCTAGATTTAGATACGCGATCCGATCTTGGACATCTTGACGCTTAAATACATCCCAAGCATTTTGACGTTTCTCGTATCCGGCAGCTAAGCCAGCCTCAGAAATTCGTAATTTGGGGTTTGCAATATATTCTTGGCAGAACTTTTCATGACGCTCATTCTCTAAAGGTTCTGCGCCTTTGATTTGTTCTTCCATTGGTACCTCTATTCTGTCTTTTCACTTACAACGCCAATACCGTTGTCAAAGTCGTTTTGGTTTTTGATTGCTAGATCCACGATTTCTTGTGATGCAGCAACTTTTACATCGTCTTGTAGCACAAATGGACAACCATCAACTTTAACTTTTGTGCCCTTCGGGATAGTTCCACACTCAAGTTGAGAATGCTCTGTAGTTTTCATACGTTGTTCTTCCTGTATTTGTTTAATTATTAATTGCAGTGGCCAGACAGTAAAAGGGTACATATCTCACTCCAACACATACTTAAGATCATCAGGCGTTTCCAAATAACACCCTTGTTTATTGCAGAATGCGTGAATGTCGTTTAGGTATTCAGTAAATTGAGCTGTACTTGCATCTGTAGTGCTCATTAGCTCACATAAGCCATTTGCTACATCTTGGTATAGTGGATGCTTAGAATCCTTTAATTCTCGAACAGCTTTGAATGTTTTCTTGTATTGGCCAACGTCATCACGATCATAAATTTTTGCTAAGAAGTTCTTTTTGAAAAACAGATGTTCATAGTCTTTATCCGTTCCCTGCTTCTTAGCCCATTGATTAAGCCACATCCAGTACAAGCGATTTTGCGCTTTAGTTCTGTCTTTCTCTTGCGGTGCAATCAATACAACCAAAGGCTTCCCTTCAATTGCAGCTTCTGCATGGTTTTTATTTAAATAGTTCGTCACATAGTTGATGTCAGAATGGTTTTTGATGACGAATCGTGGTTCCATTTAAAACACCTCATCATCTTTAAGATTAAGTATCCGCTCTGTTTTTTCTAACATCTTGCTGAACCATTCTTTTGATTCTACAAGTCCCATCCCTCGATACTGGTCAAACCATTGATGGCAGGAATGGCACAACGGAATAGTGTATTTATCATCTGCTTTAATGCCCTTGCCTTTACCATGTTCGCTGAAATTAGAATGAGCCGCTTGTGAGTGAGGATAGCCGCATCTAACGCAAGGTAGCGCTCTTATTTCGTTTAGCCTCTTTGTCGAACGCATTTTCTAGATTCTCTATTCTGGTTCTTAGAGTATTTACTTCACGCTGACATTCAGTCTTAAACGTATGGCTACTGAATAAATGGTTATAGTTTTCTAACCGGCTAAGATTACGTTTATAGATTTCGAGATTCTTCTTCGCTTCGATTGTGTCCATACACATCTCACTTATGCTTTTCAACAAAGCCTTTTAATATTTCAAACAATTCTTTTGCAGCGTCTTTGCTAATCACAATGTCTGAATCTTTTTGGTAAATAATTACAGTGCTTTCTTCTACTTCAACTTCTAATTTGAAGTACTTCTCTTGTTTAATTTCGATGCTCATTTTGGAAGTCCTATAAAAAAGAAAACCCTGTCAAACGACAGGGCTACAAACACTTAATCTTTCCACACTTTCTGCATTCTTTCTGATTGAACATGTCTGATTCATATTCCCAAACATGTATGCAAAAGACCTGCTTAATTATTCGGAGCATGTGAACCTCCAAAAAAATAGCCCTACGTTTAAGCATCGACTAGCAATCCAGTCCAGCACATCGGAATCCAATGTTCTAAGCTTGTAGGGCATAAAAGCAAAAAGCCCATCAACTTAATGACAGGCTTTGATCTAGGTTCGCCTTCTTGCCTATATTGCAAGGGTTACTAACTAATCTAGTGATGCCTTACTTACACTTCGCACCACTGTACCATGAATATATAACATTGGTGACGTCACGTCAATAATCATGAAGTTATTTTTGATTTATAAGCAATAAATGGGTATCTAGCATGCATAGCTGCCAATCCACACTTAATGTCAAACTTAACATCCATTAGCGTTGCATATGGCGTGACAAGTCTTGATAAGGGCATTGAATAGCAGTAGCGGAATATCACCATTTCAAGCCACCCATCTAACACTTCTGACTGCCCTTGCATATCCAAGATGAGGCGTTGAACTGCACGCGCTTCATTATCTGTAATTTCACATGTTATACGCCCACGACCTTTAGGGATAACTGAATCATCAGAACATAGCCAATCTGCCATGATCTGCTCTTTGCCTTTCACCTCTTGCTTACGTTTCTTAGCAGCCTGATCCATAGCGACAGCAATCGGGTTTATGCTCTTTCCACAAGTTCCAGAATTTGAGTACATCCAAGCCCCAAATTGATAAAGCCATTCTTCTAGACTGTATTTAGTCCAGTCCGTTGTTTGCATAATGTGATTTACTGCCGCATTCATACCATCACCCTAACCCTTGTAATTTATTTTTGCTTTAACTTTATTTCTTCGATCTGCATCAAATTCTTTGATTTGCTTGTAAACCGATTTAACTCCAAGAACGTAAAAGATAATTAAGACCGGAGCTAACAGAAGTCGAAGAATTATCAAGAGCAACTTTAGGAAGTCTTCTAATCCATCCAACAGATCACACCAGTTGTCTGAAAGCCATTCTTTAACTTTCCAAGTGTTCCAGCCTATTGCTAGTTTTAATGCCTCTCTATCCATCATGCCACCTTCAACCGTTTCATTGCTTCTTCAATCCAATTGAGCACTAAGCCGCTTTGAACTTGCTTTGTAGTACCGCGAATTACAGTCCATCCATGAATAGCTGCAACTGAGTATTTCTCACAGTCTGCTGTGTAGCCTTCGCCTCGTGTGTGACGACCATTGCTGAATGCACCGCCTTCGACTTCGACTAAGATCATGTAACCTTCAATTCGAAAGTCAGCCTTCCAACGACGCTCAGGATGAAATCTAAACTCCTGCTCATAAGCGATCCTCATCACATCTAGCTGACGGCAAAGCATTGCTTCGCCTTTGCTAACACTTTGTCTATGCTTCAATGGCACGCTTGAACGCGCCACTGGTTTAGAACTTTTCCTTTGAGCCTCTTTGAATGTGGTCATACAAAAAATCCCCCATGCTCCCATCGATAAACAAATGGGAGAACCAAAGTTCCTGTAAATGCCATGAGCCAAATAATCTTTGGAATGTTTTCGTACCAATAGTTAGCTGTCTTATCCATTTCATTCAGAAAGAATGAATAAAGGATACCTAGAACAGCAATCCATACAGCTATAGCCATCGTGATTAAGAATGTGGTCATCGTTGTGCTCCTTCTGGGCAAGCCCTAGCCTTTCCATAAACCATGGCAACTTGAGCATTGGTTTTAGCGCACTTCTCAAGGCGTAATTCTGTGAAGTGGCGGTCCCATAGGAAGGCCACAACCAATAAAACAATGAGTAATGGAATTAGGTATTTCATTGGTCACCATCCTTTAACTCATGATCACTATAGAATCCCCCACACTTCTTGCATTTAGTTTTAGGCGGGAGACTTAAACGATTCGTGCCATCCGATTCATGACTGCATTCCCCCTTGTGCGCTTGCTCTAATTCATCGTGAATATGCTTTATTTGGCGACCAAATCTTTCAATATGGGTTTCGTCTTGATAAAACTTTGCTTCTCTTAACATGTCTTCAGATTGTCTTTTTAGTGCACGCAATGTCACATCCACCCGCTTTTGCAGCTCCTCCACTTTCGCTTGCTGGTGCTGCCATGCTGCATCAAACCCCGCTCTCGCTGTGATATCTCTTGTTTGGTGATACCAATCTGAAAATACTTTTTCTTTCATCTCAAACATCCCTCGATTTGCAATTTGGCGAAATGTGGTTTTCTATGGGTAAGTCGTCGCCCATATCATTTAGCAGTTCCATAGCTTTAACTTCTTCTGCTTCGCTGCGTCCGTACCAGTAGTTTTCGAATTCTTTTGTGCCTTCACGAAAGCCTGCACTTATTTCCGCAGTAGATGCTTTATCAAATGCGCAAGGGGTGAATGTGTATTTCTTCCCATTCGCCTCAAAAGTTATGAAAGGCATTCCGTGTTTATTATCAAAAAAGTAATCTGCAACCTCATAAACTTTCTTGTAGTCTCCATCAAAGCCAACAAGAATGAATCCTTCTGGAATAATGATTTTGTCGCCAATCTTTGGCTCTTTAAACTCACTCATGGCTGGCTCCTTTTTCCACAACATCCAATTCAATGATTTTGTATGGTGTTCCGCTTATCGTGAATGTCTTACCCTTCTTTGATAAATCGACAACTTCATTCCAGCAGAAGGCGAAACCCGCAATAAAACTTATCAGTCCGATCAAAAGATTTTTACTCATTCCCGCCTCCGTATATTGATTCGTAATCAGCAATTGCTCGTTCTAATGCTTGCTTCACTTCTGGTGCGGTGTAAGGTGATTCTGCATAGATCTTTGCGCGCTCAACCGTGTAATGCTCATGGACTAAATAGACAGATTCCAATAATCGCTTTAGGTAATCCACATGAAATGTTTCTCCATCACCGCAATCAACTAAAGCATTTGCTGATGAACGAATAACAGCTTTAGCCTCGTCCACCCCAAACCCACGAATAAACTGTTCTGGTTTCATTGTTGTTCTCCGTCACGTTTGGTAATGGCAAGCTCTTGCTCTACAAGCGTTGCGTAACCTGCAATGTCGTGCCAGTTATCGATGTAGTCAGGATCACCATTAACGATGCGGGCCATCTTGTTGCAGATCATGAATAAGGACGTTTTCATTGAGTCATCTAGTTGCTCTGAGTTGTATGCAGAATCAATAACAGCCATTAATGCTTGAGTAGTTGCAGCAACCTCACTAAACTCCCCGTAACGCTCACCACGTTGTTGCAATGTGTTTTGAATGCTCATGCCGCTTTCCCCTTATACAAACAATTAGCCACTGCCCAAGCATCAAGACATGTATCGCCTTTGAACTCTTCATCCATCATTGACAGCCATTCTTCCTTAGCGCCCTTCCATCCTTTGGTCTTAAGTCCTTGCCCTTTGTTCACATAGCAATCTGAATAACCATTAATGAACTCTGATAGCTTCATTGGTGTATCGATACGGAAGCCACGCTCTACAATCCCTTCCTCTCCTGAGTCCTTTTTAATCTTTGCAAAGAAAGTCACGCCATAAGTCTGATGATTCGGAATAGTTCCAAACTGCAATGCTGTAAGTAATGAACCTTGATAAATCTTCATAAGCACTGGTAAAGGCAACTGACCGCTTGTATCACCTGATTGCTTTTCGTATTGCTCTACGATTTCAACTGCATTGAATACATTCCAAGTGAGCTGATAGTGCTGAGCCTTGTTTGGTTTACGCTTCTTCATGCTGCCATCTCCTTGTTGCGGTAGTAGTGCGCTTTCATGCAGTGAACACATCGATTACTCTCTACATAACGAGCAGTTGTGTTGCACTTCTTGCACTCGCGTCCTTGATATTGGTTCAGTCCATTCGCAACAGCTTTTTTACGATTCTGAATATAGGGGAAGTCTTCACTTTGTTTGAGAACTGCATTCTTTGCCTTAGTCAAACGGTCATAGAGTTTTTTGGTACAAGTTCCACTCTTAGCCATGCGCCACAAAATTGAAGCTGATGTTCCGGCTTTCTCTGCCAATAGCATTTGTCTGCCTGTTTCTGCATAAATCCATTCGCATAGTTCTTTGACTTGCTCTTTAGTGGCATGAGGCACTTTCGGGCCTACTTTGTTTGAATGCTTTTCAGTTATTTCCTCTTCCTTCCCTTCGACACGAGGCAAAGCTAAATGCTCTTTAAGTGGATGCTCTGTCCCACTCATCACAGCAAAGCGAACAGCTTTAAGCACACATAGATCATATGGAGGACGGCCATTACGTTGAGCCACTACCGCTAATTGGTCTCTTATTTCTGATAGAGTCACGCTGCACCTCCAAACTCTTGCAAGCTAGCGAGATAAGCAGGGTCAAGATCTGCAAATGTTGCTCTTGCTAAATCAGTACCTAGACGTACAGTTCCCACCTCTCCATCACGGCACTTTCCGATGATGATTTCAGCCGTTCCTGCATCTTTTGAGTTCTTGTCGTAAACTTCGTCGCGGTAAATGAAAAGAATCACGTCCGCATCCTGCTCCAATTGCCCAGATTCACGAAGATCGGCATTAACTGGACGTTTGTTAGGTCTGTTCTCTAGATTGCGACTAAGCTGAGATAGAGCGAATACAACGCAATCAAATTCTTTAGCGATTGCTTTCAACCCTTTTGAGATTTCACCAATAGCTTTAACTTGGTTGTCAGTAACTACTGGGCTTTTCATGATTTGTAGGTAATCAACGAAGATTGCATCCACACGACCAAACTTTGTCTTCAAAAGACGCGCTTTTCTGCGTATATCCGAAAGTGAAGCATTTGCCGTATCATCAATTGCAAACTTTGAATGCTCTAACATCTTGTTCGCATGGACCAACCGACCCCAATCTTCATCCTCCAGACACTTACCTCGGATATTGCTCAATCTGATCTGACCGACACCTGAAACAATACGGTCTCTGATTTCATCCTCAGTCATTTCGCATGAGTGGAATTGAACAACCATGTCCTGATTGATTGCCATATCGCTCATAATGTTTTGAGCAAATGTTGTCTTACCCATGCTTGGACGTGCACCAATGATTATGAAGTTTCCGCGACGTAGCGAACCAATTTTATTATCCAGCGCAATGAAGCCTGTCTTAATGCCAGTATCAACAAATGTGCCGTTCTTACGAGCTATATTGGCTTCTTCAAGTTCAACGTAGAGACGAGCAACGAACTCATTCACGAACGCCAATTCTTTTGACTGCTTGTTTTCTCCAATTTCCGCAATCATGGATTGAGTTTTGTTAATCATCTCATCAACGTTTGTTGTGAAATCCTTAGCCATACCCTGCATCAAATTAGAGATACTTAAGAACTTACGACGAATCATCAGGCGATCAAGTTTTTCAATGTGCTGTTCAAGTGTTGAGATTAATGTTGGCGCTTCAGCATTAAGTGTGAGCATGTACTGCTCATCGATGAAATTAAGGTTTAATGGGTTCTTATTGATTTCATCCCATACCAAAATAAAATCGATTTGCTCACCACGGCTATGAATCGCTTGAATTGCATCAAAGATGATCTGATGTTTTCCAGAGAAGTGATCTCGCGTTAGGCGATCAATAAACTGGTCCACTCCATCTGTTAGTGAAAGCAACGAAACCAACACACCCTGTTCTGTAGCAACTGAATGTAAGTAATCCATCATTTAGCCCCCTTGTATTCTTTGCGCAGTAACACTGGGACATTTGTTGGAGTTGTTTCTTGCTGCTCAACAACTGGATTTTCTAATTGCTCAAGCTCTGCATTTGTCTCTTGCCAGTTCCATGCTGCTTTGAAAGATTCCCAACCACGAACAACGATAATTTGGAATACACGCTCATTGCTTAACTTTGCTTCTTGAGCTTGTTTGAAAACAAGTTGTAAAGCTCTTTGAGTTACTGGTTTTTTCTTCTTGTTGCGAAGATCAAGATATTCAGTTGCTGTTTGCTCAGATACTCCGTTTTTCATCAAGAAATCTTTTGCTTTGAATTTTTGTGTTTTCGGTGCTGAATCAGCACAAATAATATCTGCAGTATTCTCTGTGTATTCTCTGTATGTATTCTCTGTATTAGATGGGCGGATTTGTGCATTCAGTGTGGCGCTTTCGTGCATACAGTCTGGCGGATTTGTGCATTCAGTGTGGCTGTTCTGTGCATTCAGTATGGCGGAATTGTGCATACTATTAATATCAAGGCTTTCAGAGTATTCGATCAAAGCTTGATATAGGTTTTCACGCTCTACACGGTAATAAACACGACGAGGCACACCCATCTTTTTTTCAGAGATGAATTTAAGTGATTTAAGTGTTGCTCTAGCCGTATCTTGCTCACGACGAGTAAGACCAGTTTCTTGAGTCCACTCATGATGTGTTTTGAAGATCCAACCTTCACTGTCTTTAGTGCGAGAAGTCCAGTAGACCAATTGCGAGAGCATTAAAGCCCCATTGATCCCACACCCTAAAAATACATAGTGCTTGTTGAATGCTATTGGCTGTTCGTTCATAGCTTCAATCAACTTAATAATTGGAATTGCTGCACCCATCAAACACCCCACAAAACATAATTACCGAGTTCAGCTTTAGCCTTAGCTACAGCAGACGCAGTTATGAGTGAAGGTTGACGTACATAAGCCTCAACCGCTTTTTGAAACAAACTTATCTTTTGATTTAGTTCTGTTTCTGCTAATATTGAATAGTTCATTTGGTTCTCTCCGATTGAACGTGACCGCTAACCTGTTCGCGCAGGAAGCGGTTTTTTAATATCCAAGCTCTGATAAACGCTTAGAAATATCTGTGTGTTGGTAATCGTTAATGTCAGAAGCACGCGCCATTGAAAGACGGGCTAAAAAGAAGATCGACTCAACAAACTGACGGTCATAACATTCGTAATTTTCTGGAATAACTTTTAATCCAAGCACATCCAATAATGCACAAGCGTTCTCAATTTCACTCAAACCATTGGATTTCTTATCATTTTTCATTCTTGATAAGGTGCTTGCATCTATTCCTAATCTGTCCGCAATTTCGCCATTGTTTTTAGACGCAAGAGCTTGCATCACTAGTGCTCTTGTGTTTCTGGCTCTTGCAGTTAAGTCATTAGATAATTTGCTCATGGTGATTCCTATGCAGCGTTATGACTTTGAATATTTGGGTTTAAAAAAATGTGTGGGTACTGCAATTTGATCTTTGCTGGTATTCCACGCTTCATCCAGTTCTGGACACGTTGCTTATCTTTGAAGCCAAGCAGCTCTGCAACT